CGAGGCCACCTCGCCCACGGCGTTCCGCGTCTCGACGGGGCGCTCGAAACGGAAGGTGTGGACCTTGTTGCCGGCGGCGGTGCGGTCGCCCATGTCAGTAGGCTCCCGTGATCGAGATCGACGCCAGGAGCGTCTCGATGCCCATGGGGAGCTCGTTGACGCTGCCGGGAACCACCCCCTCGCGGTGTTTGAAGCCGTGGGCGACGTAAAGCAGGATCACCGATTCAGCGGCGGGCTCGATCCGGCCGCCAGCGGGGGGCCCTGCCCAGAACGTCACCACGAGCGGGGCGTCATCGTCGAACGTCGGCCAGGCGGTGAACCGGATCACCGCTGGGGTCGAGTCAGAGTCGATCGTGTAGGTGGCTGGGTTGATTGCCACTCCGCCCACGGTGATCGCCAGCGGGTGCGTCCCGTCCACCAGAACCGGCGGGAGCGGGATACGGAGCTCGTCGCGGTGGTGGTAATGCTGGTGGTAGAGCCCATGGTGGTGGCCATGGTTGTCCAGGTCACCGACGATGGTGGCCCTGAACTGCCGGGTTGCCAGCGTCGTCCCGAGGCGCTGCTCCACCAGCCGGCGGCCGGTGGAGATCAAGCGCAGCAGGAGAGCGTCGTCGTCAGATTGCTCTGGCAACAGGCCCACCTGGCCCTTCGCTGCCGCCAGCGAAACGGGCTCGACCTCAGGCTCGGAGAGTTGCTTCAGCGATCGGAGCTTGAGCATCGGCCCCCCGAGTTACTTGATGGCGCGCTGGACGTTTTTCGGCTTGGGTGCATCGGCTCGCTCGATGACGGGCTCGACGACGGGCTCGGGGGCGGCGACGAACGTGGCTAGACCGCTGTCGACGAGGTGGCGGGCAAGCCCCTCGGGGAACGACACCACGGCACCGGCCTGGTGGTCGCCCCACTCGGAGCGGAACTTGATCGAGAGCGAAGGCATGGACATCGGGGGCTCCTGAAAGAAAAACGGCCGGGCGAGGTTGGTTCCTCGCCCGGCCGCGGAGAGTCACGGGCGGATGATGGGATGGGATCAGCTGGTGGCCTGGACGATCGCACCGGCGTACTCGGGGCCGTGGTTGCTCAGACCGAACCGGCCGTGAGCGAGGAAGACCGTCTGGTTTTCGCGGGCCTTGAGCTCGCGGAGCGGGGTGACCGAGAGCTCCTTCCGCATGGCCAGGGCGGTGGTCATGCGGTAGGCACCGTAGACGGCGAGGACGTTGGCCGGCAGAGCGTCGGTCTTGTAGACCGGGACTCCCCAGACCGACATCCCCGGGGCACCACCACCGACCATCGGCTGGACGAACCGCGTCCCCTCGAGGGCGAGGAGTTGGCCCCAGCCGGCGGCCGAGACGACCCAGGCGAAGTCGCCCATCACCATCGGATCGATGGATCCGATGACCGTGCCGACGTTGGCCGCGGAGATCGTTCCGCCGACGGCGACGGTCGCCTTGCGGCCAGCCGCGATTCCGGCGTAGAGCCCGGCGATCGAGTTGCCGGCATGGCCCGCCAGCCAGGTCTGGTCGTAGAACTTGGCGTATGCGTTGCCGATGAACTGGGTGACGTAGCTGGCGACGTCGATGGGCGAATCGTCGAGGAGGTTGTTCGACACATCCACTTCGGCCTTCGCGTCGTAGACGGTCAAGCTGACCTTCGAGGTCGTCGGATCCTGCGCGGTGGGCGCGGTGTTCTCGGCCACGAAGTCGGCAGTCACCGCCCCGAGCTTCGGGACGTCGACCGTCCGGCTGTTGGTGTTGAGCGTGAGCGCGAGTTGCGCCCCGATCGACTGCCGGTTGATGACGTTGACGATCTCGTTGTACAAGTCGACCGGCGGGTTGAACTCGGGGCCGGCACCGGCAGAGCCGGTCTCGGACAGGGCCCGGGCGTTGATCGTGCCGTCGCGGAGGCCGCGGAGATACTGCGACACGCGGAGCAGACGGGCCTCGTCGGAGTAGACCGTCCGGCCGAAGTTGGTCAGCTGTTGGGCCTTCGCCTTCTCCGGATCGTCGGAGCCTCGATGCTCGGCCACGTTGCTGGCCGCGGTGCGGAGGCGGGCCAGCCGGGCGTCGGTCGCGTTCTCCCGCTCGAGCTCGACGGCGATGGAGTCGGCCCGGGCTTCGAGCTCACCGAGCCTTCCCAGGTTGTCGGCCTGCTCCTGGTCGGACTCGGGGGCGGCGGCGCGGAGAGCCTCGATGTCGGCGTGGATCTTCGAGGCCTCGTCCTGGAGCCGGCGGCGGTTGCTGACCACGACACCAGCGACAGCGAAGGCAACCCCGGCTTCCCCGGAGTCGGTCGAGAACCAGCCCACGAGGGCCAGGAGGACAGCGAAGAGGAGGGCAAGCGGGTTCATTCGGGGATCTCCGTGGGACGGTGTGCGGTGTCGATGACTCACGCACGATCACGGAGAAGCCGATGTCGGTGAAGTTTCGGTGGTAACGTACAACCGTTTTACTTCCGACAGCCGCAGGGGCAGTCCTTCTCGCATCGCATCTCGATGCGTCCGTCCGGTCGATAGATGCCGCCCGAGCACTTGCCACCGCAGCCACACTTCGCCGGTGCCGGTGGCGGCGTCGGGGCCACTTCCGGGGCGAGGCTCGCATAAGCCGCGGCGACGGCCGCGGCGGCGCGTGGGGGCTCGCGGTCGATCTCCGCCGGGTCGGCGGAGAGGCTGGCGAGGAAGGCGAGGATCGAGCGGTAGAGGGTCACTGACTGCCTCCTTCGTCGTGATCGATCCAGGCAGAGATCGACGCTGACAGCCGCGCGAACAGCCACCACGCAGCGAGGACCACGCACACGCCGAGGGCACTGCCGATGGCAGCGAGACCGGCGATCCACGCGACGATCTCAAAAAGAATGGGGTCCATGCTCACCAGCCCTCCCCATGATCGACGACCCGATGCCCTTCGGCGTCAACCGCCGGCGCGTGGACAAGATGACGGCCGTCGGCCTGCGGCGGTGCCTCGGCGGCGATCGCCATCCACAGCCCGAACCGGGCCGCGATCCGGGCCAGCCGGCCGACGGCGGCGAGGACAGGCCGCTGGGGCGTCGGGTTGATCGGTGAGGCCGGGGAGCTCCCCAGCCACCAGCCGACGGCCAGGGCGACGAGGACGACGGAGACGAGCTTGCGGTCGATCAGCATGGCGGCCTCAGGGAGCGAGGGAGTAGGTATTGGCGACGGCCTCTGGTGCGGGCTGGAACCACTGGCCGTGATCGATCGGCACCGGCTCCCAATTGGCGGTTGTGGAATAGGCCCACGAATCACCAGCGGCGAGGACTCGCTCGGCGTCGGCCTGCGTGATCCAGAACGTGCCGGCAGGCTGATCGGCCGGGAACGTGCCGCCGGCTTGCGGCGGCCACGATTCCCCCCAGCTGTTCAACACGAGGACACCGTCCCGCGGTTGCTTCGTGCCGGGCGGTGCGTTCTTCGCCCACCTGAGCCCGCCGATGCACATCTGGTGGGGCCAGGTGCCATTGGCGGCGATGAAGCCGTCGGCATCGCGGGCGCTCGCCTGAAATCCGACGTTGCTGGCAATTGTCACCGGCAGCCCGGAGGACATCGCCTGGACCAATTCTGTCCAGGTGGTAACTCGGGCCACCTTCTGGATCGGGTGCTTCTTCGCCTCGGCGTCGAATCGGCCCTCGTCATTCCGGCCGCCGTTGCCGTACGCGCCCCATTCCTTCTCGAGCCCCTGCGCATTCGTCAAGTCGAAGCCGAAATCGGGATAGGGCCTCTGATAGACGATGCCCCAGTCCCTCACCCATTTCGCGGCGTGGAATCCAGTGCTGCCGTCCGAGAATCCGCCGTAGGGTTGCCGCCCGTCTCCGGGCCTGCCCCTGGCCTCGACGCGGGAACCGCCATAGATCGAGGGCGTCGAGGGGCGGAGCGGAACATCGGCCCGGAGTCCTGCGTCCCATGCGGCGGCCTCTGCAAGGAAAATCGCGTGCTGGGCACCATGCGCGACACATGAGCCCACGGAGGCTTGATTGCTGACGGAGAAGGGCTTGCCGTATCGCCTGCGGCTGGCCTTGTCGGCGGCGCGCCAGAGGAAAACGTCCTGGCCGATCGGCACAGCCATCGCATCGGGGGCCGCGGACGCGAACACACCCTCGCGGCCCATCGCGGAAACGAACTCGTCGGCTCCGATGATGTCGGCTTGCCAGCCGAACCGGGCCTCGACGCGCGCGGCGACACGGTGCGTGAGACGCTCGACGATCGCCCCCAGCATGGCGGCGACGATCACGAAGCCGACCGCGGACATCGTCCAGATCTGCTTCCGTTGCGTCATCGGCTGGCCTCCGCCGCGGCCTGGGCGACGGAGCGAAACGCAGCGACCCAGCCGGCCCGCTTGCCGGCGTCCACCGGCCCGCCATCGGTCCCCACCTGGGCGTCGAGGAAGGCTTTGATCGAGTCGCGGACGGCTGGCTGCCGAGCCCCGAGCGAGACGCCACGGCACCGCAACTCCCGAGCGGCCCGGCGGAGATCGTCGAAGGCAGCCCCGGTGCGGAGCCGGGGCTCGGCCTGCTGGCCATCCCACTCGATCTGGGAAGCCAGTTCCTCGAGGAGGGCGGCCGTGGTTGCGGCATCGGCCGCGGCATCGACGCCGACGAACCGGCCCCGGAGATCGAGCCCGACGACCGGCGCGGGGTTGGGGGCGGGGGCCGGCGTTCCAGATTCACGAATCGAGAATGCGATCATCGCCCCAGCGGCGAGGATCGCCAGGAGCGTGAGCGGGTGCGGGCCGGACGACGGGGCGGCCGGGGCCACCAGCGGGGCCGGGAGCGGCGACAGCGGCGGAAGCCCCGCCGGGGCGGCCGGGCGGGACCACATGAGGTAGGCCACGGCCAGACCTGCCAAGACGATGGCGGTGGTCATGCGGTCGGCTCCGGGGCGGCGGCACGGGTCATCGTCAGGATCTGCTCAAGAGCGCCGCCAGCAGCTGCCAGGACGAGAGCCCGAACCGCGGGCCGGGCCAGGAGCCAGAATGGCTGGAGGTAGAGCGGGACCGCGAAGCCGGCGATGGCGTCGAACAGATTCCCGATCACGCCGAGGGCCCATGTCTTTTTCGCCGGGCCATCGGCCGGGATCTCCTCGAGGCCGGTGACGGCCAGGCGGAGGAGCTCGACCACGAGGGAGCCGAACTCCGCCACGGTCAGACCGCCGGCGGCCTTCAGCCGGGCGCTTGCCACGAATGCCAGACAGGCGGCGGTGAGCTTCTGTTCCGGATTCACGACGTCGCTCCCTTCAGGGCTGAATCGAGGCGGGCGACGGCCTGCTCCGCGCGGATCAGGGCGGCCCGGTTGGGGCCGCTCGAGGGGACGACCTCGGGGCTGTCGTCAATCCAGATGTCGACGGCGAAGCCGGCGGCCTTCGCGGCGTCGGCCTTCTGGGTGTTGGGCCCGCACAGGATCAGGGCCGACAGGATCTGGAACTCATCACCGAACGAGGCCCGGATCGTCTGCCGGTTCTCGGGCGTGTCGTCGCGCCGGGAGATACAGATCACCTCGACCTGGGCGATCTCCGCGGCGTGGAGCAGGGCGTCCCACATTGCGGGATTCCGCGAATAGGTCTGGTCGAAGTCGATGCAGATGGTCATCTCTTCCGCCTCCACAGGTCTCGGGCCGGGACCGCCACGCGGGCAGCTGCCCCGCAGGTGCATCGCAGATACTGAACCGCGGAATCCCCGCTCCGCTTCGAGGTGCGGACTCGCATTCGTTCCCCGCATCGGCAACGGTGGTCAGATGCCACGGGCTTTCATCCTCGCGAGGGCGGTGGCCGCTCGGGCCCCGATCAGCGCGTCGAGCTTCTTCCGATCGGCGGCGGCCTTGCGGATCGCGTCGGCCTGGTCGTCGGCCTCACGCTCGACGATCTGGCGGCGCTCGGCCTCGGTGAGGTTCGAGGCCGCGAACAGGTCGCGCCGGCGGAGGGCAACGGTGGACCGGGGATAGGCCGGGCGGGTCACCACCGAAACGTCGTAGAGGCCAGAGACGCGGTGGATGGTGCGGGTGATGTTGCCACGCTCATCGGTCGCCCACGATTCGTGGCGCGGATCGGCCTTGACCGTGAAGGCGAAGCTGCTGCCGGCAACGTACCCGCCCCGGATGAGGGTCAGGTACTCGTCGACACGGGCCGACGGCTGGGGCGGGCGGCCTCGGTAGTCGAGCCCCTTGTCTCCCTCGACCAGGTCGAGCGTTTTGTTTTTCGTCCGTCCGAGGGGGAAGGACTCGTCGTGATTCCACGCGAGGACGACGTCGAGGGATCGGCTCTTGAGGACGTCGGTGAACGCCCCAGGCATGAACCGCTCCCGGAAGCCCATATCCTCCGACCAGGAATCCCACGGGGGAGCCATGCCAGAGATCGTCGGCGGGCCGTCCTCGCGCTCTTCCACGCCGACCGGGGCCAGGTCGGCCACCAGGAACCGCGTCTCGATCTCGTCACCGTCAGCGTCGTGTGTGCGGTACTCGATGCTCATGTGGTCCCCCTTGCGCCGGCAACGATGGTCGAAGCGGACTCGGACAGGGTCGGGTAAGCCGCGGCGATGACGGCCTCGGCCGCAGGGGCGGCCAGCGTCCCCGCGGACACGGCAGCAAGGACGGCCAGGAGCGACGACACCTGGGCCTCAGAGAGGGAGGAGTCGGCCGCCTCACGGAGCGGGACGAAGCCGCTCTGGATGTAGGTTTCCTTCGCGGCGGGTTCGTCGAGCTCGGGGAAGTCCTCGAGGTCACGCATCTCCGCGGGCGTCATTGCGCCCCACTTCGCCAAGACGTCATAGAGGGCCCCGCGGGCGGCACTGTCACCGCGAAGGAGGCCGCGATTGTCGACGCGGTACTTGCAGCCGGCGTACTGCGGGCCGCTGACCACCGGGGAAAGGATGGTGCGATTGACCGCTCCCTCGAGACGCATCTCCCACGGGGTCAGGCACCACACCTGGGCCGACAGATGCTCTTGCTCGGTGGTGGCGTATTTCATCGCCTCGCGGACGCCGACCAGCGATCCGGGAACGCCGTAGATCGTGGCGCATTCCGCGGTCACATCCCGCCGCAGTTGGCTGAACTCCGAGGCCTCGTTGGAGTTGCTCTCGATCGTCTTGAGTTGGGCTTTCTTGGGGAGGATCGCGGCCCCGCCGCGGTTCCTCGAGCCGCCGTAGATCTCCCGCCACTGGGCGCGGAAGGCGTCGATGGCCGGCTGATTCAGGCTCTCCTCGGTCTCGATGACAACGTCGGGCCGGGCCCCGTTGCTCCAAAATGCCCGGGCCGCGATGTCGAGCTCGCGCGCGAGGGCAACGCTCGTGTTGCAGAGCGTCGAGGGGACGAGGCCCCGGATCCCGTTGTCGCTGATCCATCGAACGTGAAGGATCTCGTCCTGGGAGAACGGAACCCAGCCGGTCTGGCCTTGCGGGCCGGAGCCGTTGGGATACAGGTAGCGGTAGCCGATGCTGCCGTCGCTCATCCGCCGCGGGTCCATCCGGCTCGGGTGGAGGAGCTCGAGGGCGGAGCAGAAGCCACCGTCGACACCGGGGACGATCCGGGAGTAACCGTTCCCCCACAGAGCCGTGTGATAGATCGTCGATTCGATCCATTCGTAGAGCGACTGGGTCGAGTTGGGCCGGTCGGTGAGAACGGAATAGCAGGGGAGGTCGACGGCCGCAGACTTCCGCCCGTCGGGCGTGGTGCGGATCACCCGCGGCGGCATCGACGCGACGGCCTGACTCAGGAACCGCACACAC